TATCAAAACTTGCTGAAGCTGAAGACAAATTAGCAACAGTAAGAACGTTTGTAGTACCTGTTCCACCAAAAGTCGTATAAATTATTGATACTGTTAGGTTTTCCTTATATATAATTTTATATGTTACATTCGTGCAACATTTAGGAAACAGAAGGGAAAACTATGCAATACATTAAACAACAATACAAAACTTTTCACAAATTCATGAAAAGAGGTAGAATTCAGAACGTTTGGAGAAAAGTTCTCTAAATAACTGAAATAAACCATTGACATTCTTTATGATATAGATTATAATTGTTCTATAAATTAAACTAATGGATACATTATGGACCACTTGACGGTATTACTTGAAAGGGCTTTATATAAACATCAAAAAGGACAATTAAGTGGAGTTGACGACCTCTACAAATCACTGATTGGAACGATGGGTGAATCTAAGGTCGTCAACCTTACCGAAGGCGAATCAGTTAACGGTAAATTCGATGTTCTTGGTAAAACAAGATATCCTGGTCGAATTGAAGTCAAAACAGCAAACAAACCAACCAATGGCAAATTAGGTGCATGGAGTCTTAGAGAGAAAAAAGGACACTGTGACTGGGTTGCTTTGGTAGATGCGTCAGGTGTACAAGATTCCGATTATAGAGTTTCAGTTATACCACACGATGTATTCTTTGATTACTTTGATAACAGGAGTGCTAAATCTGATTATGTTACGTGGTCATTTACCTACAACGAATCAGACAAGCTTTCACCAGAGATGACAAATCTTTTCTTAAAATACGAAGTTCCTATTGACATTATCAGAGATCTTTGATATAATATATTTTTTATTATGGAGTAAACTATGACCAAACAGGTTAACCCAGTTTCGGTTGATGTACTGCAAGAGTGCGTTGACCTTCAATTGAAAAAGTCGAGAGATTATCAAAATCCAAACTCGACAGTTCAACAAGCCGACTACTATCCTAACGGAATTACGACCATTCATGATATCATGCATGCAAAAATGCTACGTATGAAATCTGTAATGGAAGCAATGCAGTCGGATGATTATGATCCTAACTTTGAATCCCTTGAAGATTCAGCAAAAGATTTAATTAACTATTCAAGTTTCTTTGTCTCTTACTGTCGTAAAGGTATTAAAGGTCAGGATTCAACTAAAGATGTATTTAACAGGAGTACTAAATAATGAGTAATGTGATACTACCTTCGAGCGACGAAGACAAAAAACGCATCCGTGGTTGCATGGAAGAAATGAGTAATTCTTTTACAAGAATGGAATCAGAACGTGATTTTCAAAAAGAAGCAATCAATGCTTTGGCTGAAGAAGTTCAGATCCCAAAATCAATTCTCCGCAAAACCGCAAGAGCCTTCCACAATCAAAACGTTTCAGATCTCGTTGCTGAAGTATCTGATATTGAAGCATTAATGGAAACCATCTAATGAACAACGTAACTGATATTCGAGCTTATATCATGGACAAGTATCTTGCAGAAGATTTTGTTATTGATAAAACTGGTGTAAAGACCATCGAGATTATTGGTGCAACTTTTAATGCTGATGAAGATTATGTAATTCGTAAACCAGCATATAAGTACATTGAACGTGAATTGGAATGGTATAAGTCTCAATCATTATATGTTGATGATATTCCTGGAGAAACACCACAGATATGGAAATCAATCTCTTCTAACGAAGGTAAGATTAATTCTAATTATGGTTGGTGTATTTACTCAGAAGAGAATGGAAATCAATATAGCCATGTACTTCGAGAGTTGAGAAATAATCCAAACAGCCGTCGTGCTACGATGATTTATAATCGTCCTGGTATGCACCTTGATTATAACCGTGATGGTATGAGTGACTTTATGTGTACTTATGCTAATACATTTTATATTCGAGATGGTCAATTAGAATCACATTATCTTATGCGTTCTAACGATGCGGTCTTTGGTTATAACAATGATTATGCCTGGGCAAGGTTTGTTCAGCAACAATTAGCAACTGAGCTTGGAGTTGAGGTTGGTCAGTTAATTTGGACAGCATCTAACTTCCATGTATACGAAAGACATTTTGAGTTTATTGAGGAGTTAATGCAGAATGGATAAATGGGATTACCGCTTTATGCGTGTTGCCCGAGAGATCTCTACTTGGAGTAAGGATCCTTCAAAACAAATAGGTGCGGTGGCAGTTAACGCTGACCGTCGTATCCTAGCAACTGGGTATAATGGATTTCCAAAAGGAATTGAAGATATACCTGAACGTTATGAAGACAGATCAATCAAATATGATTTGGTTGTTCATGCTGAAATGAATTGCATATATAATGCTACCTTCAATGGTATTTCGTTAAAAGATGCAACTCTATATGTCTTTGGATTACCAGTTTGCCATGATTGTGCAAAAGGAATTATTCAAGTTGGCATAAATAAAATCGTAATGTCAATGGATGATATACCACAGAAGTGGTTAGATTCATTTGAAAAATCAAGAAGGATGTTTGATGAAGCAAATGTTGATGTTCACTTTTTAAATGGAACAAACCATTGACAATGACCCAAAAGTTTGATATAATAGCTATTATTTAAAAGGATATATTATGAACGAAAAATTAAAAGATCTAGGTTATGGAATTGGCGTTACTGGTGGAATCATCGGTATTATGTTTGTCCTTATTTCAGGTATGGAATTAATTGGCTTGGCCAACGATACAATTAGGCTTGCTATTGCAGTGCCTTTCTTTGTTTACTTCATGTACCTCTTTGGTGGATTAACAAGATCTATTCTAAAGAGAGATTAAGATGTCGATGCATAAAAGAATTGTACTCGACTTTGACGATACACTTGCATATACCTCCAACAGAGATTGGGAAAATGCAAAGCCAAATCTTGCCCTTATAGAAAAGTGTAATAAGTTATACGATTCTGGTTGGATCGTTGATATCTTTACTGCTCGTGGTTCTATTTCTTGTAGGAGTAGAGTCGAAGCAGCAAATAAGTATGGTCCACAAATTGAAGCTTGGTTAGAAAGACATCATGTAAAATATCATGCTCTGTCTTTTGATAAACCACTTGCAGCATATTATGTTGATGATAAAGGTATTACTCCTGAAGATTTTATAGAAACTGATATAAGAGAACTAGAAGGTGGTCTCTCAGGTTCTGATATCTATACTGATGGCAATGTAGTACATAAGACGGCAAGAAACGCTCATGAAGCCGCAAAGTGGTTTGAAGAAACCGGTTCTGTTGTTAATACTCCAACGATTCACAGAGTTGTAGGTGATACACTTACAATGGATTATATTAAAAACGATCCAAACTATTTTTCAGATCATCCTTATAAAGCTTTGGCAATGATTCAAGAATCTCTTGATGGATTAGATACTATTAAACAAAATAAGTTTCTAACCTTTGATGATTATATCGCAAGAATAGCAAGTCATGCTCAATTAGCAGACCTTGAACCATTTAAAGAAGTAATTGAAAAGATGGCAACAATCGAATTGGAATACGGTTATTGTCATGGAGATTTTGGTGTTAAGAACATGTTGTTTAATGAAGACAAATTGTTCTTAATTGATCCTATTCCTAATGTATTTGGCTGTCGTGAACTTGACATAGCAAAATTCATAGCAAGTCTGATGATTAATCATTACAGTACGGCCGAACAAGATCTGGCTATTAATACACTGTTGGCATATAATCATTGGATAGACAAATACGATTTACTTACCTTAGTCGCAGCTGAAGTAATTAGAGTTTACAAGTATCATCCTGATAAAGACTTTATTCTTCAATGCGTAAACGATTTGCTGGACATGATTAATTATGCAGAATGACATATTCATAGTAAGCAATAAAGTTGAAAGAATTGAAAATCTTCTTAAGTATTATAATGTGTACGGAGAAGATACATATCAACGTTTACATGTTATCCTAGATGATAGGAAAACGACTTACAATATAGATTCAATAGAAAACTCAATTGAGATACATTATGCTACTGATGTGATTGAGAAAACAAAGCATTTCTTTGATGAAGAGTATTTGTTAAAGATTCTCGATTCATACGGAGTCGCAATTAAATGGTTGGTCTTTCCGTATGTACATGAAGTACTTAATATCCAAAGAGCAATGATGATGGACGACGATGTATTATTACTTAAACCGCTCGATCATTATTTCTTTAGTGCGTATGTATTCTATAATGAATCTGCATTAGGTGTTATGGGTAAATTTGTTGAGTCAGCTTTATCTCCATTATATAAAGATTTAGTTGATATATCAGTCATGAGAAAAGAACCTTATTTCAGTATGAACTCAGGACAGGTAATACATAGTAAGAATGAACATTATCTTGAGTTCTTACAAAGAGCAGTTTGTAAAGATACATATATACTTATCATGGATGGTGTATATAAGTATAAGAATAAAAAAGGTTATGGTGGTTCAGTCATACCAGCTTATGGTACGGCAAAGAACAACAGAAGTATGGGTGGCAAGTATTGGTGCATAGAACAAAACATATATGCCATCTATTATAAATGGCTTGATGAAAATGGTTATGCACCTGATAGATTTGGTAGTGATGTTCGTATATGGACAACAATAATGAAAGATGTAAAGAAGCTTAAAAAGATTCCTGCATATATACATTACTTACCAATTGATAAAGAACCGTTATATACACAGTATGCAAAAGCTGTTGAAGAATTATTAAAAGAGGAGAATAGATATGTTTCTTGATAGAACACAATTGCCGATAGGCGCAAAGGTTGGCTTTACATGTTCAACTTTTGATTTATTTCATGCAGGTCATATCGTTATGCTACAAGAAGCAAAGTCGATGTGTGATTATTTAATTGTTGGATTATTAACAGACCCAACCGTAGATCGTCCTGACGCAAAGAACAAGCCGATTCAGACTCCTTTTGAAAGATACATACAAGTATCATCTTGTAAATATGTAGACGAGGTAATACCGTTTTCTACAGAACAAGAAATCGTTGATATGATTCTTACAATCAATCCTGACATTCGTATTGTTGGTGAAGAATACAAAGATCAAGAACATACAGGAAAAGGTTTGTGTCCTGTACATTATAATCGAAGAAGGCATTCCTTCAGTTCCACAGAGCTTCGCAAGCGTGTGGTCGATTCTAATAAATAAATTTACAGAACGGAATTATTTTATATTATGAAAAACATTGGCTTCGGAAAGATCGGTAAATCGGTCAAGTTCAAACGGAATCGTTTCTCTCCTATTGGTGGAGACAACGAACCATCTACAGTTTTAATTGCACTCGCAAATAATAACCCAGACAAAACATTTTACATTATCGGAAGATCTGATTTCAGTACTCTAACTGAGGCTGAAGAATTAGAGCTGTTTCCATATAATAATGTCATTGATATTTGGAAAGGTATTAAGAATGATGGTACTGATAATTTCTATCGTCATATCTTTAATTACTTTGGTCAGAAAGGATTCAAGTTAGATTATACTGTTATGATGGTTGGTCAAGTTGGTACGGTTACGATCCCAGATAAAATTACTCAGGTGAAACATTTAAAAGATGGTGTCACTGATGGTAAACCTGCATCTGTTATTGATATGACAAAGAATTATACTTCACCAATTTCTATTTGGTTAAATGAAGAACAACCACCTTATGTTGAAATCGTAAATGATCCAAGATATGTTATGAATCAATCAAGAGACATATTCCATTTACCAACTGTATCGTTAGGTCAATATGATTATGAATATACAGTAAGTAGTATTAAAGATTATGAAGATCAAAACAGATACGAAAGAAAGGTACCTTCAACATATGCAGGTATGGAAACTTGCTTCTGTATTAACTATCAACATTCAGAACAATTTAATCTAAATCGTAATGTTCCTTTTATGGTTATTCTTAATGAAGCAAAGCCTTCAAGATATAATCTGTTAAAGGAATGGGTATTAGACGACCATGACGATGTAGAGATTTACGGTAAATGGGAACATCCTAATACTGAAACCGACGCAAGGTTTAAAGGATCCATTCATCTTGACGATGTAATGGCTAAAATGAATAATGTTAAGTTTACTTTTATTATTCCAATCGCAAAAGGTTGGGTAACTTCAAAGTATATTGAAATGGTACATGCTGGTGTGATACCGTTCTTACATCCATCTTATGATGAACAAGGGCATTTGCCAATACCAGATTTTTTAAGACCGAAGACTCCTGCTGAATTTAAAGAAAGGATGGATAGGTTATTAAATAATGAGGATGAGTATGAATCTGTAATTAAAGGTTTACGTAAATTAATATGTAAGCCAGAATATTATGATGGTACTTTCTTAAACAATAAAATAATGACAGCGATGGATACTGATTATGTTGCACCTGATGTAACGCAATTTGAAAAGAAAGTAGCTGCAACACTTGAGGACTTTTTCGGATGAACAAAAAAGAAATAACATGGGCACCACTTATTCCACTTATTGGTGGGCAAGCTTTAGGAGCAGAGAAGGCGTTTGGTAAACCACCAGAAGCTATTTACTCTTTTGGCGGATTTGAAGCTAATGATAGTCATTACGTAAACTATCAACAAAATACTTTAGGCAGAAAAGATATTCCTTATGTATTATTAGATTCAGAGAATCCTAATATTAAACAAGTTGATGTAGTCACAGGTACTCCACCTTGTGCTGCGTTATCTCAACTGAATACAGGAACGACCGCTGAATCAAAAGGAGCAGGTTGTGCAAAGAACGACTTTATGTATATGGTATTTGAAAATGGTATTGATGTTCTTGGAGCAAAGGTAGTCATTGTTGAGAATGCTCCTGCACTGTTTACAAACAAAGGACGTCCTGTAGCAAACAAACTTTACGAAATTTGTAAAGAAAGAGGATACTCATTAACATTATTTAAAACTTCTACAAGATTTCATGGAGTACCACAAGGTAGAGAC